GTCTTGGCTCGTGCCTCAACTTTAGCCCCCTACCCCTCGGGGGTACTATTCTTTTACTACTTTTTTGCATAATTCTATAAATTTAGTATCGGTCATTTTTTGCCCCTTTCTTTTATAGGTCTTTCTTTTTCGTATTTGTCTGCATATTTCCAAACGTTATACAAAGCAAAACTAACGGGCTTTCTTATTCCTACGTTATCCTTAACGCGGTTATATTCGTTTATTAATTCGTGTATAGCCTTTTCTATAGTCATACCTTGCGCCTTTCTTTTACTAACTCCCTTAAGTAGTCCGCGTCTAGCTCTCCGTCGTCTGCCTGCTTATGATGATAAGCACATAAGCATATTAAGTTATCGTCCTCAAGTAGTCCGTTAGGATCTTCTTTTAATTTGGTTATGTGGTGTACTTCTAAACCGTCGTAAGTATAAACGCCCTGGGCTTTGCATACCTCACAAAGCCCGTTAGCGTCGTCTTTTATTTGTTTAGCCTTTTTAGTCCATGCGTAGCGACTTCTTAGCCTGCTCTCGTCTGTCTTGGTGTATATCCTGCCTACGTTACAATTATAGCCCCTTGGGTGTATCTTTCCGCACCTGGAGCAGCTTTTTAAGTCCATATTAAAGCCCCCTTTATAAGTTAGCCCTCGCTCTATATCTAATCTTAATAAAAGGCTGTCTATAAGGTCTAATAAGGCTTTTAACGGGCTTATATTTTGGTCGTGGCTTTGCCTTTCTCATTATTTCGACAACTTCGCGTATTAATTCGCCTATTATCTCGGCTGCCTCGCTTATTACCTCGCCTACTTTCTGCATACCCTCGCTTATAAGGTCTACGCTATCCGCTATAAGCCTGCCTACTTTCTCAAAGTCGTAAACATCTATATTACTCATTTTCGCCCTCTTCTACTATCTCTTTTATTTTATCCTCTGCCTCTTCTACCGCCTTATTTATTGTTGCCTCGGTTGCTGCATACTTTGCGGAGCTAACGCCAAGTATTGCGCCTAAAAATACATCTAACGCGGTTATGGTTGCCGCTATAGCCTCGCCGTATGGTATATGCCATATGCCCGTTAAAGTAAGTATTAAAGTTGCCAATGCAGGCATAACAACTAAGGCAATAAATTTTAATATATCGTAAGTCTTATTATTCATAGTTTAACCCCCTTTATTTAACTCTTATCTTTTGCCCCGCATAAATTAAGTTAGCGTTTTTTATTCCATTAAGTACTTTTAGCTTATTTACGGTTGTGCCGTACTGCTTAGCTATCTTAGTAAGGTTATCGCCTTTTTTTATGGTGTAATATACCTTAGTAGACTTAGGCTTAAGCTTAGCGTTAACTATCTTTTGGATCTCGTCGTAATTATAGCCCGCAGCTTTAAGCCTCTGCTTTCTATCGTCTCCGTTGCCCCATTTACCCGCTATAACCTCGTCGGCTATCTCTTCGTTGCTTTTGGTTGGTGTCGGCGTCGGTGTTGGTGTCGGCTTAACTGTATCGTTATAGTGTGATATATCTACGTTGGAGCTAATACCGTTAATACGTCCGCGGTCTGTATATTGCCATGCGTTCCACTTAATAGACGGCTCTATAGCGGAGTACTTAGCTACCCATAAGAAAGTATTACTAAGTTCGGATAAGTTAAGGTATAATTTATACCAATTTTCGCTAGCATAAACGCCCGCCGCGTAGCCCTCTCTTTGTACCTCGTCGCAAAAAGCCTTAATTATAGCCGTGCGCTTATCTCTGCTTAGCTTTCCATGATCTGCACGCCCTGCGCCTCTGCCTGCGTCCTCGGTGTCTATGAATATAGGCAAACTAAGCTTATAACCCTTAATAAGTTCCATAGTATAGCGTGCCTCTGCTCTTGCCTCTGCCTCGCTTATTGCCTGCGTAAAAAAATACACGCCTATAGGTATACCCGCAGCACTTGCCCCCGTTATATATGCTTTAAACATATTATCGGTAACAAGCTTACCGCTACTATATCCCCTATAGCCTGCTCGTATTATAACGCCGTTTACTTCTTTAGCTACTCGGGTAAAGTTAATACCGCCGTTGTAATATGAAATATCAATAACTTTTAACAATTCCTTTTACCTCTCTTTCGTTTTTTTTATATTAGCAAACATAAACCCCTTATTATTCCGAACTTTTTTCTAAGATTAAATTAGATCCATTTCTACGGCTACTAAGTATATAACCTTATTCATAGCATTATAGTAAGCCGCTTTGCTTAGTCCCTTGGCTACCTCTGCGCCGCTCTGAGTGTACTTATCTATAAAAATAAGCTCCGCCGCCTCTCTATCCTCTTTATTAAGGCGCTCTAGTACGCTCTCTATCTGTGCTAACCTCATATTAGCAAGTATAAGCCCCCTAGTATCGCCCTTATACTTAGCCACTAGCTTTTTATTGCTTTTATAGTCCATAAGCTCTTTTTTAACGTATTGTCTAACGTGCCACGGTATTTTATATTTATTCTTCATTTAGCACCACCTTTTTATATACGGAGCTTTTACCCTTTTTTCTAGCGTGCGATATAGCGCTATAAATAGTATTTTCTGTAGTCCCGCACTCTATCGCTAACGCCTTTACGGTGTCCCCCATAGCTACTATAAACTCGTACTTGTCTTTAGTCGTCTTTATCCATACATAAGCCATTTACTCGCCCCCCTCTTCTAATAAGTTAGGCATATTAGCTATAAGAGCCTTAAGCCTTGGCGGTAGTTGCGCGTCTTGCTTGTCTCTCTCCGCCTGCTGCTCGTATATCATACGAAAGTTAGCGCGGTCTACTTGTATTTCCTCACTAAAGCATAAGTTTTTATAACCTAAACGCTTTACTACTTTCCTCGTGGTTTCGTCTAAGCTATCTAAAGCCTCGCCCTCTTGGTAAGATCCGTAAAGCCTTATAGCTCTAAGTACATCTTGCCAAGCGTCGCCCCAATCTTTAGCCTCGCCCTGCGTAATGCCTGCCGCCTGCTCTCTTATATCTGCTATACTTGGTGACCACTTATTAGTAGCTACCCATTTATTAAGCGTTACCTCGGCTACGTCGTACGGTATATCTTGTAACTGATTAAACCATAATTGCATAGCCTGCTCGTTAGGTAATAGCTTTTCTTTCGGGTAATAAGTCCGTAAAGCGCTCGCAAATATTGCAAATTGTTTTTTATCCATTATTTACCCCTCTTTCATATCTAATAATTAGTACTAATCTCTAAAGCACTCTCGGGCGGTTCTATCGGTGTAGCGTACTCAATTTTAATAACTATCTCTTGTTTTGTGTTCTTTACCTCGTCTATCTTATGACTAAGTAATACTATCGGAGCTAACCACGCGATAAATAATATAATTATCGTAAATATCGTAATTACCATTATTTCGATACTTTCTACACGTTCCTCTTTCATGCTTTCCCCCTTTCGTATATTTTGCATTTATTAAAGTCCTCGCCTCTTGTATCTACTACCTCTTTGCCTACTCTCCTTAAGCAAGCCCTGCCCTTTAGTCCTGCGTAGTACGGCATTTCCTTTTGCTAAACTTGCTTTTATGTTCCATAACTTCGCCTTTCGTCCATACTGTTATAATTGTTTTCGATAAAGTCCCTACTTTCTTTACATATAGCGCAATACATAGTTTTTATATGCCCCTCTTTGCGTTTCTGTGACCTTGGGCGCGGTATCGTCATTTTTAACCCGCATATAGGGCATATAAGCGTAGAGTAAAAGCGCTTAGTCCTATGCCTCAATTACTCGCCCTCACTTTCCGCCCACTCGCTAGCCATGTTGTAAAAGTCGTCGAGTTCCTGCGCCTTAGTATTTGGTCTACTTGTCTTAGCGCTGCTATATCCGTTACGTTCCCAGGTTCTAACGGTTGCTTTCCAATCTTTCATTTTATTTTTACCGACTAACCAACCGTTACTAGTGTAGTAGTCTATAAAGTGTTGCGGGTCTACTGAATTATTACGCTCTATACAATAAGCCGTAACCTCTTCTAGCGTGGGCGGTGTAAAGCGTTTAGCTTTACGTTTTGGCTCTTCTATATCTATACTATCCTTACCTAACTCTAACCTATCCTTACCTAACCTATCCTTACCTAACCTATCCTGCGTATCCGTTATGTATCCATTTTGTATACATTCCCCGTTACTAAGTGTATAGGCTTTATTTTTCTTAACGTCTAGTAAGCTCTTTTCTTCGGCGTATACGGTAGGCTTATAGCGGTCGCTTTGTATATAATTATGTATTTTCCAATGTTTAATAACTACTACGCCGCTTTCAAATACGATTATAAAAGACTTAGCTATAAGTAGCTTTAAGTCGTCGTCGCTTGCCCCTATCATACGTTGGATACGTTTAGGGTTATTTATAAAGCCGTCGTCGTCCGCTCTCATGGATAAATGGAAGTATAGCGCCTGCGTACTCATAGGCATATCTAAGAAAGCGTCGCTATCTATTATTGTTTTCGCAAACATTCTACGTTCTGCCATTAACTTACCCCCTTGGTGCATTTGCTAAAGTAAAGAAAAATAAAAATAATATGTTTGTGCTGCATATTATTAACGGTATATAACTCGTACTATCTAAAGCCATACCGCTAAGTACCAACGATATAACGTTTACCCCTGCTAAAGTCTTAAGGATCTTGTTTTTAGTTCTCTTTCGTGATCTGCTCATAATATCGCCCCCTTACTTATCCTTATTTAGCCACGCCATAAATATAAGCGTCGCGCATATTATTATCGTTATTGCTATAGCCTGCATTACTCCGCCCCCTTTCCCTCTGCGTTTGCGTAGTCTCTAAAGTCTATCTCGTGGTCTTTCCTTTCGTCTAAGACGTCCTTAGTAGGTCTTAGAGTGTAGTCTTGTATCTGCATTTTGCGACGTATTCTTACCACGGACGAAAAAGCCGCTATTTTATATTTTTTCCTAAAATTACTATCAAAAAATACACGTCTTAACCAAGTATCGCCTAACCCTAAGTCCTCGGTCTTGCGTCGTACGTAATAGCCATATAAAGCCATATCGTCGGAGCGTGCCGCCTCGCTTTGCTTTAGTATCGGTCTTAGTTCGTCCTCTATTCTCATAAAGTTTTTTAAACTCATGTAATACCCCCTTTATTTGCCTTATTTTCACGTTTTAAGCGTTAAGGTATATATTTATACCTTTTTTAATTTAAAACGCTTTCTTGTGCGTTCTAGCCCGCTTAAAGTCGCTTTTGCGTTTTTGTAGGGCTTTTAATCGGGCGCTTTATCTGCGCCCTTAGCCCTTTTATAAGTAATTTCTGCCGTATCTTGCTATAAAGTCCTCTATAGTCTTGTTATTCTGCTTTAACCACTCCAACTCGCAACGAGCCTTAAGCGTTAAGTCTATCTTTTTATTGAAGTGTACGCCCTGCGCCCCCGTGTGGTGTCTTTGGCAAAGATAAACTACGCACCCGTCCGCGTCGCTTAACTTGCGGTTAGCCGTGCCGTAAAATATATGGTGTACGTGTAAATTAAGAGTAGTACCGCATATATAACAAGCCTCGTTACGTTGTAATAATGATTTAACCATTGTTAGCCCTCATTACTTTTATAGTGCCTATAATTCTTTTCATGTTATACGGATTATCGCCGCTTGTTATTTCCCACTCAATAAAGTTATTATCAACTAAGAATTTGCCAATATCTAACGCTACTTGGTCTTTATATGTTTCTATAGGTATTTCGGCAAATGGTATAAACCTAGCTATTCTTAGAGTTTCATAACTATTAAAACGCGCATTTATAAGAAGTTTAGTTTTAGGGTTATAAAGTTTTTTATAATTTTCATTTTCTTTTTTTAACTTTTTAGCTTTCTGTCTTAAGTTCATATGTCCCCCTTTCCTGCGTTGTTCCACTCTCTATTAAGTTGCGCCTCTAATAATCTTAGCTTTAGCTTGGTAACGTTTATATGCTCTTTATTAGCGTCGTAGTTAGCTTGCTCTACGTCCCTTTTAAAGCGTTTCTCTGCTACCTCGGGTACTC